AATTGCCGTGTAAATACTTTGCGCGACCGCAAGTGTTGAGATACCTAATTGTCGGCTTTTTAAAATAATATTGTATTTCTCCTCATTTTTCAATAAATACCTTTGTTGGGGATTTAATTTGAATTTAACACGTTTTCCGTCCTTATTTATAACCCACATAAAGTTCTGCATAAATAAAAGCGGGTCGGTAAATAATTTCTTTAATTTTTCTTCGATTGTCATTCATACACCCCAATTCTATATTCTATTTCTAATGAATTAAATCATAAAATTATAAAAAATACTCAAGGCAGTATAGTTATACCACCATGAGTAATAATCAGATTATCAATCTAATTAATCATCTTTTAAATCATTTTCACTCATATTTTCGACCATACTTAACAGGTCGTTCCGTTTATCATCCGCAAAGAATTTGTGCGAAAAATCAACAAATGCCTTAAATGCGTCCGTGCTGTCTTGTGCTTTGCGAAAGTATATGTTATATAATTCAATCATTTTCTTCTGATTTTCGCGCTTTAAAAGCCACTTAACGGCCGTCTGCACATCTTCCTCAAGCAACCAATTCTCAGCCGCCTTGTCTGTGCTTTCTTGCGGAAACACCTTATAGGCGCTTTTTAAGTCGTTAAATGTTTTACACGTCTGCGGCAGTAATTCAGGTGCATACTTCCAAATTATATAATACACTTTTGCGTCTGATTTCACAATTTTTTTGAGATGAGCTTTGACTGATTCTTCAGGCCGCACCGTACTTTTATTCCGCGCCATTTTGTTCACCTAACTTTTTTAAAATCGCGTTAATCTGCCTTTGATTTATTATTCCGCGTTCGTACGCCGCCTGCAACTTTGCAAATGCTTTCCAGTTTTGCAATAATACAGATTGATTCCGCTTTAAAGCGTTAGCTAATTCAATAGTCATAAAAATTCCTCCTAATCCGATTTTCCATGCCTGTGAGCATAATCTCTCTCCATGCCAATCTTAATACGTTTCTATAAACCTTATATGTATTGTGATTTTGAATTAATGTGATACTGATAGAAGGTTACTAATAATACCTTCTATTAGTGTACCTTTTTTCCAAACTATCCATTTACAATCACATATGACTGATAGCTTATACTTCCGGGAATATGATACTGCAATTTATTTGCCTTACTTGCTTTCACTCTCTTAAAATTTCCTATATTTAGTATCTGTTGAATACTTCGTTTCCATTGGATTTCAGTTTGACCTTTCCCCTTAATATCAGATTCAAGACAATATCCCTGTTTATTGATAATATTGCAAAGTTTGTTCATTAATTTTGAAGTAGCTTCATTTGATCTTTTAGAAGTACCTAATTTGTTTTCAAACTTGAATTGAGGATATGCCTTATTTGCTAATTCAGTACCAAAAGTACGAAGTATATAATCACGGCTTAATCCTTTAAGTGATATATTATTCTTTCTTAATGTTTTGGCAATTTCTTCACTATTTTCAAATAAATTTACTCCATATTCTTCAAAGCTATAAAAACCTGTAAGTTTTTTAAATCCATATGTAGCGGCAATATGTTTTGCTTTATTCAGTTCTTTATCAGGAATCACTTCCGGGGATAATTTTTCTATCATATTAAGTAATGCAAATAAAGTTAATGACTGCGATAATATCTTATGACTACCATTTTGAATCCCGCATACATTCATTAAATTACTATAGCTATCATAGAAAAATGGTCTATTATCTATCAATAGATCATCCTGAACATATTGAGTAAAATGTAAAAGTATCTTTTGAATATGTACTTTACGAGTTCTAATTAGTTTTGATAACGTAGGAAATTGCAATTCAAAATCTTCTGAATCAAGATAATTTGCATTATCAATTAACATTTGCTGTTGTTGTTTTACCCATTTTGATTTTTCAAGTTTTAAATTATATATTGCTTTTATAAATTCAATAGCTTTACTTTTTTTACAATGCGCTAACTTCTCTGTTATACCAATAATGGTATAAACGTGACCACAACCAAAACATTTATAAACCTGTGTTTTATCATCTGTTACATAGATATGGGCGGAAGGTTCAAAATCTTCATGCTCTGGCAAAATGCAATTTACATAACCGTCAATACCTAAATATTCTGATAGATCAATAGAGTTAATATATCTATATAAATCTTTCTCATTCTGAAATTTCTTTAACTGGAAGTTACCCCTAATAGAAGAAGATATAGTACCTTCTTTATCAGGGGTACTTTCCAGTAATATTCTCATTTTTTCAACGTCTAACTTTTTTATAGCTTCCACATTTTCATTTATTTCTGTATTAGAATATAGCTTTAGTTTTTTTTTACAACTCGATACCGTTTTGGTATTGGATTTTTCATGGTTAGATATTTCTGGTTTCCAATACTGCTTAATAACCTGTTCCGCATTAATCCTATTTGTATAGGTATCGCAAATTAGCGACTTCCCGCCGTAAAACATTCTGGTACAATCATAAGTTACCTTATCGGAATGAAATATATCAATAAGAGTATCTTGTAATTTGTTTCGGACATTTCTGTCCGTAACTATTTTATCAGTGCAAAATATTAACCTAAAATGGTGTTCCGCTTCAGAATGACTAAATGAAGTGTAGCCAAAGCAGGGCAGAATATTTAATTTTCTGCACCTATCTAATTCCGCTTGAATGGTAGTCCCATGATCAAAATCCAAAGCGAATAGCTGTTGGGATACCCAATCGATTGATTTTGTTCCATTTAACAGTGCCGGCTTAAAAGTAGCACCATTAGATAATCCATCTGCTAAATCACCAATCCCAATAGTAATGGACTTGATAAGTTTCTGGATTTTCTTAGTTTCAATTGAATCCGGTTTGTTACTATATCGCTTACCATAGTACATACATCTGACATTCATAATTCATCATCCTTTTTTTTTTTGCAATAAAAAAGAGCTATCCTATTTGGATAGCCCTAAATTTACTTTATTTATTCCTAATAGGGGTGCTTTAACAAGGCGGTTGTTTTTGCCTGTTTATTAATCTGTTGTGCTTTTCCCAAATTGCAGTTAATGGTATTGTTTCTTCCGTGTCAAAAGTCCAGTAAATCAAATGCGTTTTGCTGTTAAAACCTGTGCCTAAACAGCGCAGTCCGTACTTCATGTAAAAATTAGCTTTGTAAATATTGTAAATATAAGTTATTTTGGTTTTTGGATTTTTAAGCGGAAGATTATGTTCCTTCCGATATTTTATATAATCTGATTTATCACCGTACATGCGATTCATCCAAAGATCATATATTGGTTGTGACGCATTCCAGTCAAAAGACCAATAGCTTTTTCCTGTTGATCTGCTAATATCCTTTTTTACACATTTTAATCCGTGTGCCATGTAAAATTTTGCCTGATTCGGATCGTAACAGTATGTATATTTCTGGTGATTCATAATAATTCCCCTTTTCAAAATCTGATTTTCAAGATAACAAGTTTTGTTTGCTTACATCTGATCTGGTCTTTTATATTCTGATAGCGCCTGTCTTACTTCGGGTGTAGCGTCAAAAACCCAAAAATTACATCTGCTATCCTCGTTATAGCATTTAAAAAGATAGCGGAATCCTTTGCTCTTTAAATAAAGCATTTTCCTACAGCTATAGCAAATGATAAAACGTTCGCGAATTTCTTTTTTAACGTCTTCCTGCGTTTGTGTTTTCATATTTTACTTCACCTTTCTACAAATTGAGTATTTGTCTTTATACGTTTCAGCCGCCGTTATAATTAAATCCGGTTCACATTCGTAAATCTCTTGCAGTTTATACGACGGCATAAATTCACGTGTTGTTTTTTGTGCTATTTCAAAATTTACAGACGGTAATTTGATATTTTGACTACAATATAGTCGGTTCCCGCGCATTTCTATTTTTGCGTTCAGATGATATTTGTCGCCAAAATTAAGAAAATATTGTCTGTCGTGCGCTTGTAATATTGGAATCAGATACTTTCCGATTTCAAACGCGTCCATCCATGCAAGCGTTACCTTGCGGTATCTGCCGTTATACTTATAGTACCCGGCGTCCCAGCCGTCAATAGCAATCAGTGCGTCAAGCTGCTGTATGCTCCAGCGTCTTAAATCAACGCCATATAACGCAATTAGAAAAGCAAATGTACTGCCATTGTAGCGGTGTTGATAATCCGTTCGGTAATTATTCGGGGAAACCCTTTTCCTATTGGGAATAAATGTGTAATGGTTGTCAAAACACATGCCGTTAATTTCGGACAAATCCACATAGATAGGCATTTTTCCCGAAACTCGCTCTCTATTTAAATACAATCCTTGGCCTAAATCGAAGTATCCGCCTATGTTTATCCGAAATAATTTGTTTAATAGTTTGCACGAATAGTAGCTGTCAAAATCATTGGACAAGACAAGATAATACTTATCTTTGTTTATGCTTTTATACCATTTTGGTAATTTGCATTTCAACTCTTCTTTCATTATTGCTTTTCGCAATATTATTTTGTAGTCGGTTCAAGCGATATTATTTATCTCCCGTAGGATTGAAAGTGATTATCGTCAACACTCCTTCCTACCTGTAATACTAAAAAATATAGCATTGCTTAATTCCTCCTTTGATTTTCAATTTTAAGTTATTTTAAAATGGTTTTACGTCCTCTCACACCTTTAATAAGTTGCCCTCTTTGCTTCGCCGCTGAAGCAATGTTAAGCGCGTCAATAATCTGTCTGTAATTATTGTCCGTAAATTCTTTCTTGCCCTGCTCAATCTGCCCGATCAACTGGGGCGACACTTTGCAGAATCTTGCGACATCGCGTAAAGATAACCCTTTATATTCGCGGATTCTCTTAAACTCTTCTCCTGTTATCATTTTAGATTTTCACTCCTCCCCTTAAATATAAAGGCGTTTAGCACACCTTTGCCACACCTGCTGATTCCGCCCTATGGAGGAATATCATGTAATGGGTTTGGGTATCAGCAGGCATGGCAAAAGTCGGAGTTTGCGCTCCGGCCTTTATAAAATTTAACCTTCGGATGGGGCAATCGTTTTCCGAAGCACTACAATTCCTGTGTCGTTAAGCAACTTAACAGCATAGAGCATAGACGCGGAAATATCGGTGCAAAGTTCCAGCGCCTTGTATTCCTCATTGTATGTAATATT